TTACATCGGTACCCTTACGGTAACCTTGCGCGGACGTTCGCCGCTGCCCTGCACGAGCACCGTGATGATGCAGGTGCGGCCGTCGTTGGAAGGCGACGCCGACAAGAGCTGCCCGCCGGTATCGCGCACGACCTTGTTGGCGGCATCGCCGCAGTCGCTTGCCACCAGCAGCAGATAATCGCGCGCGGTCGCCTGCATCGGCACGGAAAGGCCGAACAGCAAGCAGGACGCAACAGCACCGATCATCGATTTCTTCATAGCCACCATTTCCACCCGCAAGAGGGACAGAGTGAGTTCCAATCGTTGAGGAACTATGTATCGAAAGGCGGCTGAATGGCAAATGAATGGGGGCGACGGCAACCCGTCGCACCCGTCTTCACCGCATCGTGACGGCTTATGCGCCGCCGATTTCGCTCTTCGCCGCGATCCGGCCATAGATCGCAATCAACCCTCCGATCGCGCCCACCGTGGTCACCGCAAGGTCGGCAAGCTCGCCCTGCGTCCCCGCATCCACCTCCGCGCCCATGATCTGCAGAAGCGAGGCGCCGACCGCGATCAGCGCGCCCCATACCGTTTTCGACTGATACCAGGCCTTCATGCCATCCATGACTTTTCTCCTTCGTCACGCTTCGAAAATCAGTTCGGCAGTCGCCGCGACGCCCAGCGGCACCGCCCGCCCAAGCTGGCGGATGCGCAGCACAAGACGGGTCGGCAATGACCCGAAATCGGTAATCTGATCGGCGGCCGCATAGACGTAGGTCGGTGCCGCCACCTCGGCGCCGCGCATCACCGCATCGCCATTCATGATCTCCAGCCGGTAACGTTCCTCGGCCTCGTCCAGCGGAATGTCCGCAGCCTCCCAGCTATCGGCATCCACACGCCCGCGCCTTACCCATGTGACGGCAACGGCGCCATCCGCCTGCCGTTCGCCGCGCACCTGCACCGGCGAAAGCGGCATTTCCGCACGCATGCCGCCAGCAAAGGGAAAAGGCCCCGCCCGGCCACCGGCAGAACCCGCGGCCTCGACCAGCCAGTTCATCGCGACGCCGCGCTCTTCGGACGCCAGCCCCAGCGGCACCACCGCCGCATCCAACACCACGACATCGGCGCCGACATCGGCACCGGCGATCATCGCATCCTCGCTCCCGGCCAGCCCGCGCAGAAGCTGCGTCAGGCGCCATTGCCCCGCCGCGATCTCCTCGGCCCGCACAAAGCCGATCACCTCCCAGCTGCCGGCCACGCTTTTCACCGCGATGCGGTTGTCGCCGTTCAAAACAGCCAGCACCTCGCTTGACGACACCCCATCGAAAAACAGCGTGCACTCGAGCACGCTTTCGGGATCGAACCGGCCAGAAACCTCACCGGAATCCTCACTGGCAAGCGCCGCCGTCAACCGCCCCACCCGCGCTGGCCGCTCGATCAAGGTGCGCGTGCGAAACCCTTCATTGGATGGCGAGGATGATACGACCATGCGCCGCCACGGCCGGCAGAATGCGGCAACGCGGGCAAAGCTCTGCGCCTCACCCGGCTCGAAACGCGGCAGGTCAAGGAAATGCACGATCGGCGCAAACGAGGCGGAATGCTGCCCGATGACGGCACGTCCGCCTCCCTCCTGCGGCAGAACGGCGGCGGCCGGCGCCGGCATGTGTCGTCGTGCCTCGATCCTGCGCACCGCGCCGTCTTCGATACGTTCGATCAGAAACACGCCATCCGGCCCACCCGCGATACGTACGGCATCGCCGGTCTCAAGCGCCAGTTCCGCCGGGGAAAGCGCAAACGAAATGCTGCGTCGCGCCAGCCGATTGTCCCGCAACAGGTCCTCGGCGGCACCCTGCGCCGTCTCCTCGGCCAGCACGGCCGGCAGGTCGCAGCGCAGGATTCGCTGGCTCTCGGCCCGTGCCCGCCGCGAGCGCGCGCTCGCCTGCTCGTAATCCAGCGCAGGATTGAACGAGGTCACGATCGCTTCCGCCGCAAAATCGCTGTCATGCCCGCGCGTTTCCGACCACAGCGGCTGATCGTCGAGATCGGCCAGCACGTCGATTTCGAAAGCCGGCAGACTGACCCGCCCCCTTGAGCGAAAGATCAATCGTCCGCCATCTTCCACGACATCGATCCGGAACGCCTGCAATAGCGGCTCGATCAGCGCACGCGCGGAAGCCAGCTCACCCTGCACGTAACCGGTCAGATCACCGCTCACCTCCGATACGTCGAAATCATCGAACCCGTGCTCTCTGAGGATGGCAGCAATCGCATCGGCAAGCGTCGTTGCCCCCAGCCGTCCGTTCAGCCAATGGCCGGTGCGCCAGTTGCCGCCATCGCTCCAGATGGCCGTATCATCGGGAAAGGCCGGAAACGGCCGCGCATCCCAGCTCCAGACGAACACATGGCCGGGATCGACCATGCCCTGTGCCGCCTGCGCCGGAGCCTGCCACCAGCCATGATGCGCTTCGAGAAACCGCCGCTGCATGCTGTCGGAGCGCGCACCGCTGGAAAAATGCGGCGCACTGCTCTCCGACGATTTCGGGTCGGGAAACAGGTTCGGCTCGTTGCCGCCCTTGTCGATCGCCGCACAGCCAAGCTCGGTAAACCAGATCGGTTTTGCCCCCGGCACCCAGGCCGTCGGCTGCGCCAGTTCGCGCCCGCCCACCCGGTCGAAATGCGGATTGCCCCACCAGCCGCCCAGATCCTTGTAGCGAAACGTCCACGGCTTGCCCGAAAGCCCGTCCGTGATCGGCGATCTTGTCCGCGACGCCCGGTCGGCCTCGCTGGCATAATACCAGTCAAACCCCTCGCCCCCGGTGATCGCCGCACGCAAGGCGGCAACATCCTCGGCGAGCCGCGCGCCATCCGGATTGGCTTCGCCAAGATCGTCATCGCGCCAATCCGAAAGCGGCATGTAATTGTCGATGCCGACCGCATCGATCGCCGTGGACGCCCATAACGGATCGAGATGAAAGAACACATCCCCCGTTCCGTCCTGCGGGTGATAACCGAAATATTCGCTCCAGTCGGCGCCATAGGTCAGCTTCGTTCCGGGCCCGACCACCGCCCGCACATCCGCAGCCAGCCGCACTAGTTCCGCCACGAACGGAAAACCGCCCGCCTCATCGCGCACCTGCGTCAGCCCCCGCAATTCCGATCCGATGATCAAGCCATCGACGCCACCAGCCTCGGCGCACAGATGCGCATAATGCAGCAGCATCCGCCGATAGCCGTCGGCACGATTGGCAAATGCTTCGATCTGACCCCGCGCCGCCCCGCTTCCGTCCGGCGATCCCGCCTGCCCCGGTGCCGGATGACAGGTGATCCGCCCCCGCCACGGATAGGCCGGCTGCGCGGCCCCGCCATACGGATCGGCCAGAGCATTGCCTGCCGGCACATCCATCATCACGAAAGGATAGAGATAAACCTCGAGGCCGCGCGCCTTCAGGTCGGCAATGGCTTGCAGCACATCCGCATCGCCCGGCGTGCCGCCATAGGCCGGCCCGCTCCCGCCATCACCGGCATTTTCGCTGATCAGATGCGCCGCGCCCCGCCCGAGACCCGCCACCGACCAGGCGAGACTTTCATCCGCCCGCCCGCGCACTTCCACGCCCGGCAAAATCCGGCATTCCCCGGCGCGCAGATCCGTCCCGAACCACGACACGACCAGCGCTACCCGCTCAAGGTTCGGACACACAGACACCAGTTCGTCGATCGACGCCTGCCAGTCCGTCGCCGCCGTCAGTGTGTTGCGGTTGAGAATGCGCGCCGCACCCTCGCCTGTCGTTTCCGTAACCTGAACGGTCGCATAGCCATGTTCGGTCGCGCCGGGAATGATCGTCGCGGCCCGGATCTGCCGCTCCAGCACACCCACCGGCCGCACCACCTCGAACTGGATGAGCGGCAATCGATTGCCAAACGTGTCGAGCGGCAGATGCTCGAACACGGCATAGGCGAGACCACGATAGGCCGGCGCCATGCCCTCGCCCTGTTTCGCCTCGATCAGCGGGTCCGGCAACTGATCCGGCGAACCGGTATGCACGCGCATTTCGATGCCGGTCAGGTCCAGTTCCTTGCCATCCGCCCAGACCCGCCGCACCCCCGCGATCGGCCCCTCACAAATCCCCACCGCCAGATTGCCGAAATAAAGGAACGTCTCCACCGTCGGCCCGCGCGTCGCCTTGCCGCCGGTGCGCTCGCGCGTCACCTCCTCCTCGAACCGCGTCGCCCAGATCAGCGTGCCGCCCACCCGCGCGGTGCCATAGACCCGGTTGACCGCCGTCCCCTCATCCGCCCCCGGAATGCGCGCGGTCGCCAGCCGCGCCCCCGAAATCGTGGCGCTGCCATTGATCAGCGCCTGATCGACCATGCTGCCGGCCAGTGCGCCTGCCGCCCGCCCGATGATCGCTCCGACAGGTCCGAAGACAGCACCAAGCGCGGCCCCCGCCGCCTGAAACAGGATCGTGGCCATATGCAATCACCCTAAACCGATAGGCGAAAACTCTATCTTTTGCGCCTAAAAATTGCATGTTACGGTGTAGAAGGTTGAGACTGAAAGCCAGCATGCGCCGAGCCAGGCGGCGCGTCGGCGAAGATGGGCTCCGCTGACGTGGGCAGATGCCTCAGTTCGCGATCACGGAGGGGATGTTATGAGGGTACGACCTTTTGGCATCACGCTTATGTTGAGGAAGACTCGGACGGGCTGGTCAGTTGCCGTCCGAGTCATATTCATCAGCTAGTAAAGGATGGACGAGGTAGCCGCCTCGTCCATCACTCCGTTTTTTTAACTCAACCAACCGGAAAATACAACCAAACAGACTAAATGCAACCCGTGATAGTATTTACCAGCTTTACACGTATCAAGTTGCAGCCAGATCACGAAACCGGTGCACGGCGGCAATCCGCCGCCGCCATGACTGCACAAGAACCGAGCGCGTCACCGCCGCCTGCTCATAGGCATGGATGAACCGATCCGCCCCGCAGAAAATGCCGGCATGCTTGGCGGCGCAATCCGGCCGCCAGCGAAACAGCAAAACATCACCCGGCCGCATCTCCGCCACCGACACCGGCGACCCGAACAGCCGCAGACCCGCCGCCAGCAGCCGGTCGTCGCCACCCCGTTCCGCCCAGTCGGCCGCATAGGGCGGCACCACCTCCGGCTCCGCGCCGTAAAGCGTGCGCCACACGCCGCGGATCAGCCCGATACAGTCGCAGCCGACCCCCAGCACCGCGCCCTGATGCCGATAGGGCGTGCCGATCCACTGTTCGGCCAGATGCACCACCCGCTCTGCCACCGCCGTCACGGAAAGATCGGGCTGCCGTCATGCAGCCGCTCCCCATCGGCGAAGGAATAGGCGAAATCCGAACCCGGCATATGCGGGAAGCCCTGAAAGTTCAGCGGATTGCCGAATTTCCTGCGGCAGGTGGCAAAGGCCTTGTCACAGCCCGCCGTCACCGCGAATGTCTCGCCGACGGCAATCTCCCGCTCGCTCGGCAGCCATAACGTCAGCTCCGCCGTGCCATCGGCCTTCAGCACATGCGCATCGATCTCCAGTTCGCCGCCTGCCTCCAGCCGCAACACGCCCTGTCCGAAAAAACCGCCGGCAAAAGCCTGCAGCCCCGTCACCACCAGCCGCGAGCGATCCCGCGCCGCAACCACCGTGCCGTTTCCCCGATAGGCGGAAAGATCCACCCGGCACCGCCCGTCGCCGAGGCTCGCATCGCAGCGCCGTCCGTAAACCCGCCCCTGCGGCTGGTCGAGCCGATGCGCCAGGCTGCGCAACTCGGCGGTAAACTGTCCGCCCGCCCGGCTCACCTCGCCGATTTCGCGCAAGGCAAGGCGCATGAACTCACCCGGCGCGCGCCAGTTGACCACCAGCAATTCCACCCGCGCCCCGTCATAAAGCCCCGTCGCCAGATCCTGCTCCGCGATCACCTCGCTGGACAATCCGCCCGCCACCGAGCCGGCGCTCGCCGCCAATCCACCCTGCGCTTCTTCCTCGCTCGCCGAAAACCCGCTGGAGGCCAGAAAGCGCGTGCCATCCACCACGAGATCGCCGTCATGATCGGTAAACCCAAACACCACGCCGTCACGGCGAAAAACCCGCCAGCAGTGGCAGGTCGTGGTCACGTCGCCCTTCAGATGCGCTGCAAGCCCGGCCGGTATCGTTCTCATGCCAGAAACCTCCTCAAGAAACTATCTCCGTCAGAGGAATGGTCGGAATGCGCCCGGCATCGAAACCGGACAGACTGACGTCGATCCGGTCGATATCGAAACGCACCGGCACATCGAATTCATAACCGGCCGTCACCCGGCTGCCGGCAACCGGCGGCACGGCGAAGGTGACGATGCCCGTCGCCCCATCCACCGCCCAGCCTTCCGCCAGCAGGGCACCATCCACCGCCAAGACCACAGAGCCCGCCACCGGTTTGGCGATCACCCGTTCGAAACCACCACCGGCATCCGCATAGGTCTTCACCAGCTGAAACGCCGTGCGCATCCCGTCGCCCGTCCCGATCACCTGATCGGTCGCCGCAAGCGCCACAAGCGGCCCGCAGGATTTGAAATCCACCGGATCGCGAAACCGGAATCCGTAAAGCTGGCCGCCACGCGCCTCGAAAAACCCCAGAACCTCGTAGAGATCAGCCACGGACTTGACGCCCGATCCGGCATCATAGCTGCGGCGCGCATTGCGCCAGCGGCCATTGCGCTGCTCGCGCCCGTTGGAAAGGTTGACGATTTCCGTCCTGCGCACCGGCCCGCCGCTTGCGCCCAGCGCCACACGCAGCGGAAAACGCACCTCATGAAACCCGCTCATGACAAATCACTCCCACAGCCCCGATCACCGGCTTATCCGTACGGCACTGACCGTCGCCCCAAGCGCGCGAAGCCAGTCGTTTCGAACGGCATGCCGGAAGAGGTAGCACACACTCCTGTAAGCGGCTCAGGCCACGCCTGCCTCAAACCCCACGCTGCCCGCGCGCAACACTGCGCGCCAGCATGGCGGAGATCTGCCCCTCGCTCTTGCGAAAACTCGCCGCATCGGTCGCCGTCACGTTGAAAACGATCTGCGCCGCCTGCCCGCCACTTGCCGACGCAACGCCCAGCGCCCCGTCCGGCCCGCGCCTGAGCGGCAGGATCGCCTCCGCCCCCGCCTCGCCCATCAGGCCGAGATCACCGCCGCCCATCGGAAAGAAGCTCGGAGCCCGCACCACGCCGCCATCGGCAAACGGCGTGACCGAACCGATCAGATTGCCGATCGCACCCGACAGCATTCCCTCGAGCGGCTTCAACCCGGCGGCCAGGGCGATATCGGTCAACCGGTTGCCGAGGCCCTTCAGCACATCGTCGAGCCCGCGACCGCCAACGGTCGCGGATCGCAGAGCCGAGGTCAGCGCCGCTCCGAACCGCGTTGAGCGCCCCTCCAGATCCGCCATCACCTCGGCAAGCGCTTGCGCATCGGTCAGCGCGTCGGACATGGTTTCATCGTTTTCTGCCATCACCCGCTCCGAATAAGTTGCCCTGCCCGCTGCTGAAAGATCGGTTGCCCACTACCGCATCGCCCCACTCAATCCGGAAACGCCGCCATCAACCCTTCCAGCCGCGCCTTCGAAAACGCCGCGTTGCGCCCGAAAAATCCACCGACGGCGCAAAAGAACTCGCGCGGCGTCAGCGCCCAGAACACGGCTGGCGGAAGCCGCAGCCGGCAAAGCCCGGCATGCATCACCGCTTCCCAGGGAAACGGCGGCATGGGCTCGCCCGCTGCGGCCCTCAAGGGTTTGCCGCCACCGCCTTTGCCGCCCCCTCTCCTGAGACCATGCCCGCCCCGCCAAAGGTCGCCTCCAGCAGGTCACCGACGATGCGCGCATAACCCGCCACACCGCCATCGATGCTCATCGCCGCCACATCCTCGTCGGACAGAATATTACCGCCGCCGCGAAGCCCCGCGCCGATCAGGCAGATCATGTCGCCGGCCTTCAGGCGGCCGGATGAAAACCGTTCGGCCAGCCCGGAAAGATCGCCCACGGAAAACGCCGTTTCCAGCTGCGCCAGCGCCCCCAGCGTCAGGCACAGAATACGCCTTTCGCCGTCCAGCACCGCCTCCACCTCGCCGCGCCTGCGGTTGGCGCGCGCCCCCGACCCCGACATTGACCGCGTCTCCATCACAATGCCCCGAACACGAGGCTGCCGGCCGATTCCAGCGCCAACTCGAACCGCACCTCGCCGTCATGCTCGCCGGCATATTCGAGCGCCGAAATCTGGAAAGGCCCGCTCACCGTGCCAAAATCCGGGATGACCACCTGCCACACGACAATGGCGCCGGCAAAATACGTCGCGCGCACCAGGGCATCCGACGCCTGATCCTTGAAAATCCCCGCCCCGGTCAGCGATGCCCGCTGCACGCCCGCCCCGCCCAGCAGTTCGCGCCAGCGCCCGGCACTTTCCGCATCGGTCACATCCACGGTCTGCGTATTGAAGGCCAGCCGCTTGCTTCTGAGCCCCGCCACCGTCTGAAATCCGTTGCCGCCCTCCAGTTTCAACAGCAGGTCCTTGCCCTTCTGCGCCACCATGCCCGTGCTCCCTTGCCTTCGAGTGTGTTCATGCCCGCAAAAACGCGCCCCGCCGATCGAAGCGCCTGCGAAAGCGCTGAGGTCCAAACGGGCGCGAAAAGCGCTCTATCGCTGTGAAATTACGCATCGGGCCTTGCGAAAACCGATTCCGATTTGTGGGCCGATACGATAGAGCGGTCAGGCCTTCAGCCTTCACTGCCCCCGCCATCCTCATCCGCCATATCCCGAAACATATCCCCGCCATGCGATTTTCCGCCCGTTCGGCTCAAACCATCGGCGTCCTTGCCGTCACGCAACTGATCGGCTGGGGCACGACCTTCGAATCCGTCGGCGTGCTCGGCCGCAAGCTGGCGCCCGATCTCGGCCTTGCCAACGAGGTCGTTTATGCCGGCCTGTCGGTGATGATGATGGTCAGCGCGCTGACAAGCCCGCTCGTCGGAAAACTGCTCGATCGCCACGGCGCCGCCCGCGTAATGGCGGCCGGCTCGCTGTTCTTCGCGGCCGGCCTCTGTCTGCTCGCCGCATCCGCCGGCATCGTCACCTATGCCGCATCCTGGGTCATTCTCGGCCTCGGCGGCGCGTTCGTGCTGTCTGCGCCGGCCTTTACCGCCGTCGTCGAGCGCGAAGGCGCCGGCGCCAAGCGCACCATCGCCATCCTGATGCTGTTCACCGGTCTGTCGGCCACGATCTTCTGGCCGCTGCTCAGCCTCGTGTCGGACATGGCCGGCTGGCGCAGCACGGTGCTGATGGCAGCCGCCCTGCATGCCTTCGTCTGTTTGCCGCTTTACCTGTTCTGCCTGCCCAAACCGGTGGCTTACGAAACCGCCGACGCCAATGTCGATCTCGCGCCCGTGCCGCTTCAAGCCGCCGAGAGAAAACGCGCCTTCCTGCTGGTGGCGGTCACCACATCCATCGCTTCCTTCGTCACCTTCGGCCTGTCGCCGTCGCTGCTGGAAGTGCTGCACCGGTTCGGGGCCACGCCGGAATTCGCCCTGCAGCTTGCCGCCGCGCGCGGCGTGCTCGGCATTTCCGCCCGTGGTGTCGATATGTTGCTCGGCAAGCGCGGCAGCCCCTTCGTCACCTCGGTCACCGGCTGCAGCCTCATGGTCTGCGCCTTCGCCTGCCTCATTCTCCTGCCGGCATCGACGATGACGCTGTGGGTGTTCATCTCGCTCTACGGTTTCGGTTCGGGCATCCTGGTCGTCGCCCGCGCGCTTCTGCCGCTCGCCCTGTTTTCGCCGCGCGAATACGGCCGCCAGGCAACCCGCCTTGCCATGCCGCAAAACATTGCCAATGCGCTGGCACCTGTCATCTTCACCGCCCTGATCGACCGCACCGGCATCATCAGCGCCGTCGTTATCGCCGTCGCCCTTGCCGCCATTGCATTGGTCGCCATCCTCATGCTGATCGGGCTCGTCCGGCAGGTTCGCGCGCAGGCAGGGCTCATTCCGTCACGGCCCTGAAGCGCATTTCGGCCAGCTGAAATTTCGTCTTCGGCTCGCGCCGCGTCTTTGTGCCCTGATGCAACAGGCTCACCAGATGAGCCCCCTCCACAAAAAGCGGCGCATCATGCAAAAGCGCCCGCACACGGGCCGCAATCACCTGCGCCTCGCGCCTGCCTTCCGCCAGCGACCACACTTCCAGCGTGATCAGATGCACCTGCAGCGTCTCGCCATCCGCATCGCGGCTGTCGATCTCACCGAACACGATGCAGGGAAGTTCGGCACGCGCCACCATCCGGTCACGCACGCCATTCGCCCCCACCAGAGCGGAGAGATCGGCATCGCCTGCAAGCCGCGCAAACATCGCCTTCACCAGCGCATTGACCACCATCACGCCCCCTCCTCCTCGCAATGGCAGACAAGGTAACGCCGTGTCTCGTCCGGATCGCGCACCGCCCGAATGGCAAACAGACGTTCCCCCTTGCGAAACCGTTGTCCGCCCGAAATGCCGTCACGGAACCGCACCCAGATCCGGTGCGTCACGACAGCCGTTTCCGCAGCCGCCCCCTTTTCCGTCACCACGAAGGACACCGGTTCGATCCGCGCCCACATCGACGACAGCACGGCCCAGACCGGCACCACGCCGCCCTGCCCGTCCGGCAGCGGCTCGGCCATTTCCAGATCCAGCCGCGCCGTCATCTGTCCGGGATCGAAAAACGTCACCGGCATGGCTCAGAGCCTCCGCAGCCGGTAGGAGCCGATCAGCCGTTCGTAACCGCCCGGAACAGCGGCCGGCTGCTGCTCCAGCGACACCACGCCGCGATAGGCGAACATGTGGGCGACATGCACCAACATCGCCCGTTTCAAGCTGTCCGGCACATCCACACCGGTCTCGCCGAAACCGGCGACAAACTCGATCTCGATCCCGTTCATCACCTGCCCCGGCACCGGCGGATTGCGCAGCCACAGCCGCGCCGGGCGTGCCTCGCCATCGAGCAGATGATCTTCAAGCGACACTTCAACCAGCGCGCCGGCATGGTCATAAACCGTTATATTTTCAATCGCTTGCACCGGATGTTTGACGATCTGCAAAATCCCGTCGCGCGGCCAGAGGTCGATGCACAGCCGCCAGACCTGCGAAATCAGGCAAAGCCCGGTCGTGCGTTCCAGATGCTCGCGCGCTGTGGTGATGAGCGAGGAAAGCAGCGCATCTTCATGGCCGTCGTCGAGGCGCAGATGTGCCTTGACCTGCGCAAGCGTGATCGGCTCCGCGGAGGGCGGAGTGGTCAGGATATAGGTCATGGGAAATCCTTGCAGGAGATGATCGCGTCGGGAGGGTGCCCTCAGCCGCCTGCCGTCACTTAGTGCCGCGATAGGAAAGGCGGTCGCATTTGGAAGCAAGTCCCCCTCTGGCCTGCCGGCCATCTCCCCCACAAGGGGGGAGAAGATTTGCGGCACCCACTTGCCTCTATTGAGCCTTAGCGGAATGGCCGGGTTAAGCCCCTCCCCCTTGTGGGGAGGGGTTTGGGGCGGGGTCTTTTAGTTACACGATCGCTACGCATAAATGGGGAAATGGCGAAGCAAAACCAAGTGAGGAGAGGCTGGATACGAGCCCCACCTCAACCGGCCGAAAACTTCACCACCTTGATCGCCTCGAAATTCTGCACCCCGCCACCCACGCGCTTGGTGGTATAAAACAGCACGTACGGCTTCGCCGAATAGGGATCGCGCAGGATCCGCACACCAGCCCGGTCCACCACCAGATAACCCGACCGGAAATCACCGAACGCAATCGCTGCCGCATTGGCGGCAATGTCCGGCATCTCCTCGGCTTCCGCCACCGGAAAACCGATCAGCGACGCCGCCTGCCCGACTGACGCCGGCGGCCGCCACAGGTAGTTGCCATCCGCATCCTTGAACTTTCTCACCTCGGCCTGCGTGCGCCGGTTCATCATGAAGGTGGCGTTCTGCCGGTGTTTCGCCTTCAGCGCATAGATCACATCGACCAGCGTATCGGAAGGATTGGCCGCCTTGAACGCACCGACCACCCCGGTTGCCACATGGCCGAGACTGCCCCAAGCCCAGTCCTCTTCCGCCACGGTCGGATAGCTGAGAAAGCCCTTCGGCTTGTTGACGCCATCGCCGCGAACAAAGGCATCGCCCTCCTGCTCGGCAAACACCACGTCCACCTCGCCGGCGATCCAGGCCTCGATATCGACCGCCACATCGTCGAGCAGCGCCTGGCTGGCCGCCGGCATGGCGTAAAGCTCCATGGTCGGAAACGTCAGTTCGGAAAGCTGCGGCGTATCGGTCTGCGGTCGCGCTGCCGTTTCCGCCACCCAGCCGGTTGCAAGCCCCGCCGCCGCGAACGGCTTTTTCAGCACCGCGCCTGAAACCGTGCGCACCGTCGAAAGCGCGCGCATCGGCGAAACGACGGAAACCCGACGCCCGATCTCGTTATCAGTCTCCGGCGGCACCAGATAACCGCCATCCGCCCCCGCAGAACCCGAAAACGCCTTGGCCTCCAGTTCGCGCAGACCCTGCTCGTCGCCACGACGGATATACGCATCGAAGGCCGCCTTGTGTTCCTCGGCCTCCGGCCCGATGTCACGACCGGAGCCATCACGCCCCGATCCCAGCGCCGGACGCGCTTTCTTGAGCAGCAACTGGTCGAGCGATTTCCTGTTGTCGTCGATGGCGCGGTTGATGCGGTCCATCTTGTCGCGCGTCACCACGTCGGCTGACATCTTCTCCTCGATCTCGCCGAGCCTTTTGTCATTGACCTCCTTGAAGGCCTCGAACGCCTCCATGAAATCCTCGAAAGCTGCCGTCACCGTGTCCGGCACGGCCTTCACTTCAGGCGCCACACGCATCTGTTCCGTCATGTTTTTCATCCCCACAGGTTGGATAAGCGTTAGATTTTTCGGCTTGGTTTGAAGGTTGAGGCAAACATCAGCTTTGCCGCCCGCCGCATCTGGCGGACGAGTTCGGTTTCCCGATCGCGAAAGAAGCGCGCATGTTTCACATCGGATACCCGCGCCGAGGGCAGCATCGGAAAGGTGACGACAGAGATTTCCCAAAGCTCTGCCTCAAGAATCCGCCGCACCCCGGTCTTGGCGTCGGTGCGGGCCTTCACGCTGCGAAAACCGATGGACAACCCATCCAGCGCCCCGGTCTTCATCAGCGAAAACACTTCTCGCGCCCGCGCCACGCCGGGCGACAAGACCCCCTCGACATAAAGCCCGCGAGCATCCTCGCGAATGGTCTTCCAGGCACCGATCGGCTCGGCAGGATCATGCTGGTAAAGCATGCGCACCTGCCCCGCGCCGCGCTCGACAAGTGACTGCCGAAACGCCCCGCGCTCAATCGTGTCGCGGCCGAGATCGACCTCGCCGAACACGCTGGCATAACCGGAAAACACTCCGTCGCCTGTCACGCCCGCCAGTTCCAGATTGGCAAATTTGCGCGCATTTGGTCGCGGCCCGCGATAAGCGTGCATGAAAACTCTCCTCGATGTTTTGGAATGCTGCCCCCGGCTGGAGACCATCTCTTGAGCCTGCCGACTGGTGGCGCTATATTTCATCCGCAAACCCCGCGCGGGAGGAAGACATGCAGACGCTGTTCCTGATCGCACTCGGCTTCGTATCCGGCGCGGCCATCGTTGGTGGCTCGATCTACATGGCCGTCAATTCGCCCGGCATTTTCAGAAAATCCCTCTTTGCCGCACCGCTCGACAGGTTGGATCGCGGCAACGCAGACAGCGGTGCCTATGCTGGCGCCATCAGCAATGACGGCGGCTGCAGTTCCGACAGCGGCGGTGGTGGCGGAGGCGGCAGCAGCTGCTGACGCCTATCCCGATTTCCGACCATAGCGCGCCGCGATCCGTGCCAGCACACCCAGCATCCACCAGGCGCACAGACTCGCCGCAGCCGATCCGGCCAGCATCAGGTCGGTGGCGGAAACCGCATCCGAAATCCCTGCCCGCTCGGACAGCCATATCCCCGCCGGCCCGCCAAAAATCAGCCCGCAACTCACCCCGGTGACAAACCGGCTCACCGCCTCGCGCCGGCTTTTGGGCAGAAGATAGATCAGCGACACCGCAGCCCCCGCAATCGCGCCCACCACTCTCGCGGCCCATACACCGGCATCGTTGCCGATACCGGCTCCCAGATCGGTGCCGAGTTCAGTCAT